CCGGGGCATCACGGGATACGAGCCGGTCGCCAATCCGGCGGCCGGTATCCCCGACAGGGTCACCCCGCGCTACAGCGACGTTATGGGAATGCCGTCACACGAGGCCGATGCTCTAGTGGCAGCCGGGCTTGCGTCCTACGCGTGATATCGGCGTATGGTGGGGGTCGCAATCCGACCGGAGCCGCTTAAATGGCCGAAACTGTCGACGTGATCGAGTTCTCCCGATCCGCTGGACCCTACCGTGCGAATGACCGCGCGGGCTTTGACAATCCGGATACCGCCGAGGCCTACGTCAAGCTGGGCGTGGCGCGCTTCGTGGCCCGTGGTGTCCCCAGGGTCGACCCGCGGGTCAAGGCCACCGATGCCATGAACCGGATCCAGGAATTGCGGGATATCATCGCCGTGGCGGAGCGGGACGCGCAGGCGACGGCCAAAATCCCCGGATCGTCGGTGATCGCGCAACAGGCGCTTGACCTCGTGATGCAGGCCAAGGGGCAGATCGCGGCCTTGCAGGCGCAGATGGACGCGCATCCGCTCTCTGACGACGGCGATGGGCGCCGCAAGCCACCAGCCAGCGCTCGGGCGGGATGAGCTACGCCAGCCTCCGGGTTGTCACCCAGCCGGCGATCGAGCCGGTCAGCCTGTCGCTGTTTAAACGCCACGCGCGCATTGATCATGACAGCGAGGACGATCTCTGTGAGCTTGTCTACGTCCCGACCGCGCGCCGCAACGTTGAGAACTATCTCGGCCGGGCGCTGATCACTCAAACCCTCTCGTGGTATATCGCCGATACCACGCCGGGGCCGAGTTGGCCGGTCTATCCGATGCAAGAGCTTCTGGTGCTGCCCATGGTCGTCGGGCCGCTGCGTTACGGGCACAAGCCGATCGAGATCGTCCGCTCGCCGGTCCAGTCGGTCGTCTCTGTGACCGTGACAAATTGGTACGACGACACGAGCACGCTGCTGGTGCTCGGGCAGGATTACTTCGTGGACCTGCAGAGCGACCCGGCACGTATCCGATTCGAGCCGTCGGCTGTGGTGCACACGACCGACGGGGTGGCGATTACCTTTATCGCCGGCTACGGCGACACGCCGGCCGCAGTACCGTCGACCATCATCGCGGCCATCCTACTGACCGCTACCGCTCTGTACGAGCATCGGGGCGACGACGACGGCGAGCTTCCACGAGCTGCGCAGCGCCTATGCGACGCTGACCGCATCTACTCGTTTGCTTGATGGCCTCGACTGACCCTCGGCCGGTCGGCCAAATGCGGTGGCCATGCTGGATTGTCCAACGCAATCAGGTTCCGGATGACGACCGCAGTATATTCGAGAGCTATCTCGGCGCCGAAATAGTCTGGTGCTCCGTGGAGCCTGTCGGCGCCCAAACTTTCTACGAAGGTATCGCCGTCGAGACGGGAATCACACACTGGATAGAAGCGCGCTGGCTCGACAACATTGATCTGCGCTTTGCCATCATCCGCGCATCACGGCGGGCGGACGGTACGGTGCGGGTCGAGATATTCAGAGTTCGCAAGGTCGGTGAGAAGCAGGGTCGCAAGCGGCGCGTTATCATCGGTGCCGAGCTGGAACGCAGGGATCAATGATGTGAGGTGGGCGATGGTCATCGCGTTGCTGCCGATCGCGCTCGTGGTCGCGGTAGCGCTCGCCGTGGTGGCGTTGCTTTGATCCGGCTCTCCGTCACCGTCAGGTCCGGTCAATTACTTTGGGATAAGCGGAAGCTCAAGGCGGTCATGCGATCGGCGGGCGCCGAGATCGCTGCGCTCACGCGGAGCCTGCTTGCCGGCGCTGGTGCGGGGCGGTCCTACCGAATGTCCAAGGCGCGGGGCGGAGGGATACACCGCGCCTCGGCGCCTGGCCAGCCACCGGCCCGTCTGTCGGGCGCCCTCGCCGGCTCGGTCAAGGTCAAGCCGTTTCGCTCCGGCGAGGGCGTGTCGATCCGCGAGACGCAATATTATTCGCTGTTCCTCGAGGCTGGGGCCAAGGGCGGCGCGGGTAGCCATATTGCGGGTGCGCGCGGATTGCGGAACGCCTATCGGAAGCGGGGCGGCAAGAACGTCCTGGCGGCGACGCAGGGGTCTCGGGTGCTGGCGCCGCGCCCGTCTCTGTCTCGGGCGCTCGAGCAGCGCGCCGCGTCGATCGGTCCGCGCATCGCCGAGGCGGTCGACCAGGAATTGAAGTTTGTTCGTGAGAAGGTCAAGCGGGGGCCATCATGAAAGAACGCAGCATTCCTTGGGCCGAGGACGTGCCGGCGATGTTGCTCGGATGGCTCATTGCCTCCCTCTTGTCGGCGATCGCGTATGCCGTCGCGCAGCTTCCGCCGGAGACCTGGCACGTGACGTTGCAGCAGTCCGACATGCTATTGTAGTCGCGCGGTCAAAAGAGGACATGGAATGCGCGGAGTCAAATTAGGGGCAGAGCCCGCCAGGGGAACGGACGTCTGTACCGGTCGTTACTCAATCAAAGCCACGATGTCATTTGATCCTGACACGTGGGAGATCCTACGCAAGATCGCCGCGGAGGAAGATCGGCCCGTTACATACGTAATCAGGCGTCTAGTTCACGCCGGCCTTGACGCGAGAAGCGGTTGAACACGCTCACGCTTGCCAACGTCATTCGGCAGATCAGGTATTTCGCGCCGGTATTCAACGACAACGTGGCGGGTGCGGCGGACTTCGCGCGTGGGGTTTTCGATCAAGCCTGGCTTCCGCTGCCGGCGGCGTACGTGGTGCCGGGCGAGGCCGAGAGCGCGGGCAACGAGAACCTAAACGCCACATTCCAGCGGGTCACCCGGCACGTCGACGTGATCGTGGTCCTCGACAACTCGGAGCCGGTGGGCGATCGCCGCGGGCAGACGCAGTCCGAGCAAACCCAAGTGTACGAGTTTGCCTTGCACGCTGCGTTGCTGGGCTGGCGGCCGACATTCGACCCGACCGGCCTCGGCCCCTATCCGGACCCGACGCAGAATCGCGAGGCGCGCGGCTTCTACTTCACCGGCTCCGCTATGGCGCGCGAGCTTGAGCGGGCCCGCATGTTCTGGCGCGTCAGCTACGCGATAGACGAGATCATCACCGAGGCCGACGGCTGGCAACCGCCGACGGCGCCATTCACCGACATCACGGCAACCGTGTTCGGCGATGGCACAATCGTCACGCAAGTCACAATGGACATACCGTTGCCGCAACCTGGAGATCCATGACCATGATGTTCGTCGAGCCGGTCGAGGGGCGCCGCGTCCGCGACCCGCGCACCCTGCGCGTGATCAAAGGGCCGTACGCCGTCAACGATTTCGACCCGTATTTCCTGCGGCTTCTGCGTGACGGCGACGTTCGCGTGGTGGCCGGGCCTAGCGCGGACGAAGCGCCGGCTGCGTCGTCAACCGATCATCGCTAAGGGAAGCCAACAATGAGCGGAACAACAGGCGCGTCGCAGGCCGCCACGATTCTACAGGGCGGCGGCGCTGGTGTCGTCAACTTCCAGTACTACCCGGACAGCAACCGGACGCACGGTGTCTTTGTCGAGGTCGACGCGACGGGCGCCGATACCGGCCAATATCAGCAGCGCGCGTTGCTTATTGGCCAGTATTCAACCGGCGCACCGCAAAGCGCGCTCGTCACGCCGAGCGTCCCGATGCTGATCTCTGACCCAGCGACTAGCGCGGCGATGTTCGGCAACGGGTCCGTGCTGCAGCGCATGATCGAGCGGTTCCGGGCGCTGAACGCATTTACCGAACTCTGGGCCGCTCCGATCCCCGATCCGGTCGGCACCGCGGCTACGGCCACAATCGTTACCGCCGGCACATCGTGCACTGCGGCGGCGATGGTTGGCTTCTACTTCGGCGATGACCTCGTTACGGTCCCGGTCAACGTCGGCGACACGCCGACGATCATCTCGAATAACATCTCAACTGACTGTGTGCTCAACCTGGACCTGCCGTTTTCGGTCGTCGCGAGCGCGGGCACGCTAACGGCCACCGCCAAGAACGTCGGCGCGCTCCATAACGACATCACCCTCGCGACCAATCTCGGCGGCCAGTTTTCCGGGCAGGCCCAGCCCGGCGGGATGACGTTCACCATCACCCAGCCCGGCACCACCGGCGTGGGCATCCCGACCCTGACCGCTCTCTTGGCAGCGATGCCTATCGGAGATCAGACGTTCGATTTCATCGTATCGGCCTACTCCGACACCACATCGCTTGCCGCGCTAGCGGCCTTCATGAATGACTCGGTAGGTCGCTGGTCGTGGATGCAGATGGTCTACGGACATGTGTTCGCTGCTTACCGCGGGACGCTCGCCACACTGGCAACCTACGGCAACGGTTTCAACGATCAGCATAAGTCGATCCTCGGCCTGCCCCCCGGCACTCCGACGTGGAATATCCTGGCCGCTTGTGATCTCGGTGCGATCGCGGCGATGTCCCTCACGGTTGATCCAGGTCTGCCGCTGCAGAATGTTGCGCTCAACATCATGGCGCCACCGGTGCAAAATCGTTTCGGCATCAGCGGCCGTAACACGCTGCTCTATGACGGCATCAGCACATTCCAGGTCAACGATGCCGGACAGTGTATCCTCGACCGCGTCATCACGACATACCAGCAGAACCTGGCCGGCGCGCCAAGCACCAGCTATCTCGACATCGAGACAATGTTCTCGCTGATGTTCCTAATCCGGGACATGCGGTACTATCTCATGACCATTTTCCAGCGGAAAAAGCTGGTAGCGGACGGCACGGTCATACCGGTGGGCGCCGACTGGACAACGCCGCGCGCCGTCAAGGACGCGATGGTGGCTCGCTACGCCTACCAGTGCAGCCTTGGCAACGCGCAGGGCGCGGCGCAGTTTGCTGCCTCCGCGAGTTACCAAAAGGGGCCGGCGGTCGGCGAGGTCAAGCTCCTTGCGCCGTTCAACGTCGACGACCAGCTACGTCAGATCGCCATGCGTGTCGCATTCCTAAAAACCTAAGAAAGGATCAAATGATATGAATAAGCTTCTCGCTGCGTTACTAGCTTCCGCGATGTTGTTCGGCGGGTCCGCCATGGGCGCGGCGCCATCAACGTTTACCTTCACCGTGACCGGGCCGGCGTCGACATCGGTAACGGTCACGCCGTCGGCATCGTGTCCCGCGTTCACCTGTCCGAATGGTCCGATCGCAGCAGGGACCACGCTCGCTACGATCGCCGTGCTGCCTGCGGGGTGGGTCGGCGGCATCGCATTAAGCGCGCCGACCGGATCAGCGGTGGCCGGCACTTTCGCTATCGGGGGCAGCTCGCCCAACTATACGATCAACGTCGGAGCTAGTGCGCTGCCGATCGGCTTTGTCGGGGGCGCGACGATCACGTCAACACCGTAAACCATGATTCGTATCCTGTTTGCGCTGTTGCTGCTTGTTGGGGCGGGAGGCGCCGCGTGCGCGCCCCCGTCGACGACGTTCAGCATTGCGGTTACCGGCGCCAGTGGAAGCGGTCCTTATTCTGGATGGTCGAGCTATCCTCAGTCGGCCAGCTTCTTTCCGTTGTCTGTTTGGCGGCAGAACCCAAACATCATCATGGGATCTGGTGCGCCTTATTCG